CTTTCGGCTGTGCTGATGGTTGGAGTGTAGACAGGGTGGGACAGGCGTGTCAAGCACGCCCGACCTGGCGGTACAGGTATGCCTCCACCTCAGGCCATCCCGGGTCGCCGGGGAGGTCCATGGATGGCTTCCAGAAGTTGATGATGCCGTTGGGGTCGATGCCGTGGTCGATGCAGGCGTACCAGAAGTCTTCCTTAGTTGCCTCCTTGCCGGTGGCCGGGTTGATGGCTGGCGCGGCCTGGCCGGAGTCGGGTGCTTCGAGCTCGTCCTCCCACCTGCCCTTACGTAGCCACGAGGCGGGGTTGGGGATGTACTGGCGTTCGGTGTTCGCGGCTTTCCAGTTGGCGTTGTGGCGCCGGAGGCCGTCGAGGAGGTCCTGAGGTTTGGCGCCCTGTTTGATGGCGGCCCTGTATGCCTTCTGGGCGTCGATCTTGCCGACCTTCTTGGGGTACTGCTTCCACCAGTCGTCAAAGCCGTCTGCGGGCTTCCCGGTAGCCTCGCGGGCGGGCTTCTTCGGGGGTGTAACGTCGATTGGTAGCGTGCCAGCTTCCTTCTCTTCGACAGGGGTCTCAGCGGCTGACATTTCGGCGACGTCGGTGGCGCCCAGGTCGTCAACAAGGACTGGCTGCTCAGCAGGGAGGACGAATTCAGGGTGGTCGGCGGCTGCAGTGTGCGGCCCAACGTGATTCTCCTCGCAGTACTCCCACCCTTCGTTGGTGAGTCGAGCGCCGATGGCGCTCTTCTGCTTGTCGGGGCGCTTCATCCAGTCTGGGCGGTAGTTGGGGGAGATTGGGGCGGTCCACTCGTAGACGTTGTGGTCCCAGCGGGCGCCAGGCTCGCGGTCCTTGTAGACGCGGATGACTTTGGCTTCTATGAGTTCTGCGATGGCGTAGCGGACCATGCGCTTCCCGAGGTCAGTGTCTTCCGCGAGGGCGTCGAGGCTGGGGAAGCAGACGGGGCGGCCCGGCCAATTGTCGTGAGTGTCGTTCATGCGGGCCGCGAGCACCAGTGCGAGGACTTTGGAGCTGGGCTTCAGGCCCCGTAGGGCGGCGGCTTCCGATTCGTAGTAACGCATGATATCCTTTCTGTGTGTTCTCAAGGAGGGCCCCAGTCTAACGCATGCTGGGGCCCTCCGTCTACTTGCTGTGACCTTGTGGGCGCATCCTGTTCGGGGTGCGCCCTCTTCTCTGTCGTCGCGGCACCTGTGCAACACAGTGCACTCACCTGTGCAACACAGTGCACTCACCTGTGCAACACAGTGCCACCTAACCCCTTAAGGAGAACCTTCCAAGAGAACCTATAGTCGCGCGTGCGCGCGAAGCCATGATCTCCGCTTCGCTCCGACCGTCGGACCGTTGGTCCTTGGTCGTCGCCTTGGCCTTCGGTCCAGTTGGTCCACGAGAGCAAGGACGAGGAGATGGTTCGTTGGCTAGTCACGTACCTGGCTCTAGTTGATCCTTGGTCGCCTGGTCGAGTTGGAGCGCTCTGAGGCACCTTCGTCGTCCTTGCCCTTCCTTGCTGTACCGAGACGGAACCTGACCTTGAAGACTTCCTTGCTCTAGCGCCAAGCAGTGGGTTGGGTTGTGGTTACGTTGGGTTGATCGTCTCTAGTTGGTTGACGCTCTCCAGAGAGGGTTGGGCCTCGGCGGCGGGCGGCGCGCACCCCAGGGAGGCCGTCAGGAGGCTCGTGGACGGCCTAACGGGGGTGAGTGTGTGTGCTGACCTGGGTGGGGTGCTGAAAGGCTCTCAGATTGGCTTACACGGCTTCGGGTGCTTCTGGGGTGTCGAACTGTCCGGAGATTCCGGAGGGTTGCGCTCGGTTCGTCGTCGCGTGTAGGATGGTCGTGCTGATAGAGGCCCGCCGGATGGGTCGGAGTGAAGTTTCCTTTCCTTCTCCGTATGCCCGGCGGGCCTCGCCTTTACCTAGAGCCCCTTGCTGGGGTAGAATGCCTAGGTCAGCCACCGAAAGGATCAACCATGACCAACCCCAACACTGACCGCCAGTTCCCAAAGCGCACACACTGCGGCGAGCCCTACCGGCCCCCGCTCACCACGGCGAAGGAGTACCCCGGCACCAAGCCCTACGGTGGGCGAGGAACCTGCAACCCCTGCTACCGAGAGCTCCTGCGGGGATGCACCCCCAAGGCACTCATCGACTGGACGGTCGAGCACAAGTGCTCGTCGTGCGGTCAGAAGATGCGCCCCCCACGAACTTCCGTGAAGGACTGGCCGGGCACGCGCCTCTACTCAGGGCAGGGGAAGTGCTCGGTGTGCGCGAAGGAGGTTCGGGAGACGTATCCGACAGTCCGTGAGCTGGCTGCGATGGGTCACCCGTGTATTGAGCCCTGCCCCCTCCCGTCCAGTAAGCGATCCAACATCTGGTGAAAGGAGCATCCATGCTGTATCTGCTCGTCTATGGCGACAAGTCCGCCCCTGAGGTTGACGTGATCTTGTGTGACAATCATCCTGAGCGCACGAATGATGGGACCCTGATCTTCAGGAATGAGGGTCAGCGTGACATGTACGTCTATCCGGGCGGCTACCTGTCGGTCCAGCACGCCTACTTCGGTGGGAAGGATGCTAGGCCGTCGTTCCTGTTTGACATTCGTGAGGGTTCCCCCTCGAATGAGGGCGTGTCCATGACTTACCCGGGGGATGTGCGATGAGCGTCGTGGAGAGGGCTGCGTCGGTGCATGAGAAGGTGATGCTGGCGGCCATGGATTGCGCTGCGGATGAGCTGCGCGACTCCTTGAATGATGCCGACCAGTGCGGTGCGTGGGATGTGCCGGCCCACAGGCGGGACGCCGAGCAGGATGAGGCGGTTATCTGCGTCCAGGAGGCGCAGGAGGCCCTGGAGGAGCAGCTGGAGATGTTCGTGGGTGACCGGTATGGTTTCGATTCTTGTGTCGCATTGGAGGTGATTTGATGGGTGGCGGCGGTTTTGTCTCAGCAGTGGACAGGCTCCGCGTGGCGCTTGAGGACCTCGAGGAGACATGGCTGACCTTGCAGAAGTGCGAGGGTGTGAATTATGGTGACCCCCTCGTTGATGAGGTGTGGAATGAGTATGCGGCGGCCCGCATCGTCGCCGAGAATACATTCACTGACCTTGCGAAAGAATTGACTGGCCTCTACGTCTTCGCCCGTATCGCGAATGTGTGCGTCGAGGAGGATGAATGATCGACGATCCGGCATTGCGGGAGGCGCTCTTCTCTATACAACGCTTGCGCATGGCTCTTCAGCACATGGAATGCTATGCAGACTCTGGCGCACCCGAGGACGTGTTTGACGCTGCGGAGAGGGAGTTCATCGAGAGGCGCAATGAGGTAGAATCTAGGTTGGGTGAGGTGCTTAAGAATATGGGCGTGAGTGCTACTGTCGAGTTGTGGCGGGTGCATACTGTTGGCGTGGAGTAAACAGTCCAGGCGCCGCAAGGAGCTCCCTAAGGACTGGGAGAAGATCAGGCGCACGGTCCTTAAGCGCGACGGCGGCCTCTGTGTGTTCTGTGGTGCTAGGGCGAATCAGGTGGACCATATCTTCCCTGACGGCCCCCACGTGCCGGATAACCTGAGGAGTCTCTGCCAGCACTGCCATATGGCCAGGACACAGCAGCAGTCTGTTGAAGCGCGGAAGAGGCGCTATAATCGAGGCAATAAAGCTCGAGGCCCTAGGCCGAAGAGTAAGCACCCCGGATACTTGTAGGAGAGTCGACGATGGGAGTTAAGGGACCGATCCCTAAGCGCAGCACGGAAGGGCACCGCACCACGCAGGCGAGGAAGCTCGATGGTGGCGTGGAGCCCGTGAACGTGGTCGCGGAGCAGGTGAAGCCTCCTAAGCCTGACCCTGACTGGCATCCGATTGCGAAGAAGCTGTGGAAGGCTGTGGAGCAGTCCACGTTCATCCGCTACTACGAGCCCTCCGACTGGATCGTCCTCTACTCCACCTGCGATGACCTGTCGAACTACAAGATGCAGGATCGGCGCTCACCTACGATGCTGGCGGCGGTGAACACGATGCTCACTAGCCTCCTGCTCACTGAGGGTGACCGTAGGCGCGTGCAGATCGAGATCAACCGCGTAGACGAGTCCGAGGCCGAGTCGGCGGGCGTGGTTGCGCTCCAGGCTTGGGCGAAGGCGCGGGCCGCGAAGTGACCGAGACGCTCCCCGCACCCCGGGAGCGGACCGACACGCTCCCCCTTGAGCTCCCTGAGCGGACGCTCGGGTATCATGCTGCTGCATGGATGATGGACAACCTCGTGCAGCCGAACGGACCGCGCGCAGGTCAGCCGTTCATCCCGACGGATCGTCAGATTGAGTTTCTTGCTCATTTCTACGCCCTTACCCATAAGGGTTCCTTTGTGTACAGGCAGGGAATTAGAAGGTTAAGCAAAGGATCCGGGAAGTCTCCGTTCGCTGCCGCGTTGTGCCTGTTCGAACTCCTCGGCCCTTGCCGGTTCGACGGGTTCGATCGTCATGAGCCGTTCGGGGTGCGTGCGAAGCCAATGAGCATGCCACTCGTGCAGATCGTAGCCACGTCGGAAAGCCAGCCGCTCGCCCTAGATACTAAGGTGCCCGTGGCGGGCGGCTGGAGCACTGTGGGAGACTTGAATGTCGGTGACATGGTGTACGGCAGTGATGGCAACCCGACTCCCGTGCTCGGTAAGACTCGTGTGTTCACTGACCATGACTGCTATCGAGTCACCTTTGATGATGGGACGACGGTTGTTGCCGACGCCGCCCACGGGTGGACAGTGGAGCGTCTGCGCCCGCATGGTGACCGTTTCGACGTGGCGACTATGAGCACCGAGGAGATGCGAACCTACCTGCACAGCGGCCGCCGACGTAGCCTGCGTATCCCCCTTGTTGCACGCCGCGGCGGGGTTAGTGCTCCGACCTTGATCTCCCCTTACATGCTCGGCTACTGGTTGGGCGATGGTGATACTGCTGGCTCCACGATCGCTCTCGACTGGCGTCGCCGCGATGAGCTGGAGGCGATCTTCTCTGGCGAACTGGAGTGGTGGGACGATATCAAGGCCGACCTCCAGAAAGCCAATGACGGGCGCTTCTATATCCGTCGCCGTAGGCAGATGTGCCCCCGCGGCCACTCCTATGCTGAAGGTGACCCGAACCGAGTCATGAGCAGTTCTGGTCACCCGATGTGTCGCCGCTGCAACAAGGGCAACAGGGAGGGAATGAAGTACCAGAAGCTCCTGTCGTTCCGTGAGCGCCTGCGTGAGCTAGGCGTGCTGGGCAATAAGCATGTGCCTGAGGAGTACCTGCGCGCCTCCTATGAGGATCGTCTGGCGCTCCTACAGGGGCTCATTGACTCCGACGGCACTGTCACCGAGAAGGGGCAGGTGCAGTTCAAGAACACGAACACGAACCTCTTGGCGTCGTTCATTGAGCTTGCCGAGTCTCTGGGGCAGAAGTGCTTCGTGTATGATGGAGGCTTCGGGTCTCGCTTGGTGAAGTTCATCCCACAGCCGGGGTTCCCTGCCGCTCGCCTGGCGCAGCACAGGGCCAGGCTCCCGCGCGAGCAGCGGCACCTGTCGGCGTATCGGCGAATCGAGTCGATTGAGCCCGTTCCGAGCGTCCCGGTGCAGTGTATTCAGATCGGCACGGAGGATCACCTCTTCCAGGTTGAGGGTGGCGTGCTTACGCACAACACGCAGAACACGATCCGCATGGTCAGGGCGTTTTGTCAGAAGAAGGGGGCGCTCGCCCGCAAGTACGACCTCGAGGTGGCGAAGACGTTCATCGAGACGCCGGGCGGGGGGAAGCTCCAGCAGATGACTTCCTCCGCCCACTCGATGGAGGGTGGTGAGGTGTCCTTCGTTGTGGGGGATGAGCTCGAGCACTGGCTGCCCGCCCAGGGTGGCCCGGCTATGTTGCAGACGATCCAGCAGAACGCTGCGAAGATGGGCGGCCGCTTCATGGGCACCTGTAACGCGTGGGTGCCGGGTGAGCAGTCGTCAGCTGAGGCGATCTTCGAGGCGTGGTGCGACCAGGAGGACGGTCTCACGCGCGGTAAGACGAAGGTCCTCTATGATGCGCGTATCGCGCCCCCGAACACGGTTTTAACGGACGAGCCGGAGGAGGGGCAGGTTGGGCTCACGAAGGCCCTGGAGTACGTGTATGAGGACTGCCCGTGGGTGAATCTGGAGTCGATCAAGGAGCAGATTTGGTCGCCCGAATACCCTGAGTCGCGCTCCATTCGATTCTTCCTGAACCGCCCGAACGCGGCCGAGGCGTCCTGGATCACCCTGGAGGAGTGGACACAGCTGCGCAAGCCGGACCGGAAGGTTGAGCCCGGGGAGCGCATCGTCATGTTCTTCGACGGCTCCAAGTCCAATGACCACACGGCCCTCGTGGGGTGCTGCATGGAGGATGGGCACGTCTTCAAGATCGGGCACTGGAAGCCGGAGAAGCCCCTCGGCGTAGTGAATGTGGCTGCCGTGGATGCTGGGGTGCGGAAGGCGTTCGACACCTATAACGTGGTCGCGTTCTGGGCTGACGTGCGCGAGTGGGAGTCGTTCACGCGCACGGCGTGGCCGGAGGACTTCGGTGACCGACTGATCGTGCCCGCGGTGCGTGGTGGCATGTCCGCATCCCCGATCGCCTGGGACATGCGGTCGCACGCGTACCAGTTCGCTGAGGCGGCTGAGACGGCGTTCACGGAGATTCAGCAGCAGACGTTCACTCACGATGGTGACTCGGCTTTGGGTGAGCATGTGTCGAACTGCCGCGTGAACGAGTTCAAGGGACGCTGGTCGGTGAAGAAGGAGTCTCCAAAGTCGTCTAAGAAGATCGACCTCGCCGTGTGTATGATCGGCGCTAGAATGCTGTACAGACATGTGAAGAACTCGAAGGAGTGGGCGGACCTGACTGCTCCGCGAGGCGAGTGGAAGGTGTTCATATGAGCTTCCAGAAGATGATCGCCAAGTTCGCGTCGGGCGCCTACCGGCCCATCACCTATGAGGGCTACTACGAGGGTAAGCGACGTCTCGACGCGGTGGGCATCAGCCTCCCCGCGAAGGCGCGCGTCCTGGAGATTCAGGCCCCGTTCGCCAAGATGGCAGTGGACGTCCTCACCGAGATTCTCATCCCTGACGGGTACCGCGTCGCCGATGACGACAAGCTGGGTGTGGTTGATCTACTGCGGAAGACGTGGCAGGCGAATGACATGGACTCCCAGTTCAACCTGGCGGCCGCGGAGGCCATTAGCGCTGGCGCCGCGTACTGGGTGATCGCCCCGCCGGATGACGAGCACGAGTTTGCGTCCATTCGGGCTGTGGATGCGAAGCACGCTAGTGTTCGGATCAACTTCCGTGGCGAGGTCGTGGAGGGCATTGTCCTCTACCGCCGCGATGACGGGAACGTGGGGGCCACCTACTACACGCCCGAGGGCGTGGAGTTCTATGTGAAGGGCAGGTACGACTGGAAGAGTGTCGGCCAGGGCCGCCAGGATCAGTGGGGGGCATCCATCGTCCCCATGTTCAACAGGGCGCGCCTGTCCGACAGGTACGGGCGCTCTGACCTGCGTGAGCTCACCTCAGTCATTGACGCTGCCTCCCGCACGCTCACGAACCTGCAGGTGGCTCAGGAAGTTGCGTCGTCCCCGCTGCGTGCGGTCGTGGGTGACGGTGCTTCCGCCATGATCGACCAGTATCCCGAGAAGATGCAGGCGTACATGGGGAACCTGATCGCCATCCCTTCCGGTGGTGACGTGAAGCAGCTTACCGGCATGGCACTGGACCCGTTCATCAACACGTACCGCTCCTACGCTCTCCAGCTGTCCGCCATGACCGGTATCCCCCCGTCGATGATGGGTGTCTCGTCGGACAACAATCCGACGTCGGCCGAGGCGCTGCGTGTGGCGAAGGACCGACTCATCGCTCGAGCGGAGAACAAGCAGCGCCAGTTCAGTGACGCCCTGGAGCGTGTAGGCCGGATCGTGGCGCAGGCGAACGGCATGTCCCTGGATGGGCTTGAGGCCCTGGAGGTGACGTGGCGCGACGCTGCCGCCCCCTCCACCTCGGCACAGATGGCGAATGCCCTCCAGGCGCACAGCCAGGGCATCATCGGCGATGAGACGGCCCGCGAGTTTCTGCACCTCACCCCTGAGCAGCTGCGCCGCGAGAAGGCCCGCGGGGACAAGATGGATGCCGACGCTGGCCTGGATATGCCCGAGGCGCCTGAGGCCCCGGAGGACTCCGAGGAGGCCCCTGAGAGTGAGTGAGGTCCTGTTCTACAGCATCCTGCGCGGCATTGTCATGCTGTTCAGGCGTCGAGCCGAGGATGCCCTCAAAGCGTTCGAGGGACTCCCTGAGCCGCCCCCCGTGGAGCATGTGGGCGACCTACTGACTCCGCTCATGTGGCAGGCCAGGAAGCAGGCGTGGGCGGCCGCCGCCCTGTTCCTGCGCGGCCAGGCCCGTAAGGCTGGGGTGCCTGAGTCTTGGGTGCCTCCACAGCCTGGGTACTCGCCGAAGACGATCGCCCGCACCATCCGCGGCACTCAGGGGGCATTGAAGTCACCCGAGGGGATGAGGCGCCTGGAGCGCTCCCTGGAGGGGCATGTGCTGGCCGCTGCGCGCCGAACCGTCGCCGACGCGGTGGATACCGCACCGTCCTCCATTGAGCTCATTGAGGGCGCCCTGGATGACCTGGCGAAGGACCTTGAGGGGTTCTCCGAGAGCACCCAGAAGGCGATCATTGAGGACGTAGAGAAGGTCGAGTCCCGCCGTCGCCCGCGCATGACGCTGGATGAGGCGTTCGAGAAGGTCGCCGACCGCGTGGAGGAGGCTGTTCGCACCCTTGACGAGGAGGAGCTCGTTAAGGGGCGCCACCGCAGCATGAAGGTGTTCTCCGATGTGCCGGACAAGTATCGACGCAATTCACGTGGCGAGCTCATCGCTAGACCTTTCGCTTTCGCGCGCGTAACTCACCCGAACAAGAATGGGCCCTGCGGCTTCTGCGCCATGCTCGCATCCCGCGGGCCGGTGTACAAGACGTCGGAGTCTGCCGGCCTTAGGGTGGACCGATTTCACGATCACGATTTCTGCACGATTGTTCCCGTTTTTACCTCCAAGCACTGGGAGGGGAAAGACCAGCAGGTCGCATTCGAACGTGTGTATAATGAGGTTGTGCGCGACCAAGACCTCCATGGTGTGGATGCGCGCCGAGCAATGGATAAGTACTTCCGGGAGAAGCTGAAGGAGCGCAAATGAGTGACACCCCCGCACCTGAGCCCTCCGTCGTTGAAGAGACTGACGGACCTATCTCAACCACTGACTACCCCATCGAGCCCGCCGAGGAGACCACCGTTGAGAATTCTGCGACGGACGAGAAGACTCCTGCGGAGGAGACGCCGAAGGATGATGAGGAGACTCATTCGGATGAGGTGAGTGAGCTGCGCGCCCAGCTGGCCGCCCTCACCGAGAAGCTTGAGGCGAAGGAGGCTGCCGAGCGTGCCGCTGCTGAGCTCTCCGAGAAGGAGGGCCTCCTCTCCAAGGCCAATATTCCGGCCCGCTTCGCCTCATTCCTCACCGGCGACAAAGACTCGTGGCAGGAGCAGGTAGACGCCCTCGCCACGCTGCGCGAGCAGGCAGACGCTACGCCCGCGCCTTCAGTCCCCCGCGACCCTGCGGTGGATGCAGACCTTGAGACCGAGGATGACGGCCTGAGCGAGGCGCTTGGGTTCTTCGGCCTCGCAGACCAGTAAGGAGGGCATATGCCTGCACCCGCATACAACCCCGACAACGAAGCCAAGATCGAGACAGTATCCAAGATTCTCGGCGCTAACGCCGGGAATGAGGCCGCGTTTCCCAAGACCGTCGTAAAGGGTATCTGGGACAACGCCATGAAGGGGTCCGTTGTTCAGGGGCTCGCCGGTAGCGTCCCGGTCTCCATCAGCGGTACCGCCATCCCGATCCCGGTCGGCCAGCCCACCGCCGGTATCGTCCAGGAGGGTGGCCTGAAGCCGGTCGCTACCCTGTCCAGCAAGGTCAAGACGGTCACCCCCGTCAAGGCCGCTGTGATGATCCTCTACTCGGAGGAGACTGCCAAGGCTGACCCGCTGGGCGAGTACTCTCGTATCCAGAAGGCTCTCGGTGAGGCTATTGCTCGCGCCATCGACACTGCCGTCATCCACGGCATCGACGCGAACACCGGTACCGCCATCACCGGCAAGGAGGCCCTGACCTCCACCACGAAGGTGCAGGAGCTGGACCTGGCCTCGACCGCTACCGGCTACTTCACCAAGCAGCTGTCCGCCGCCTACGACAAGGTTGTGCTGGATGACGCTGACGAGGCCGAGTTCGGTTTCGACCACTTCCTCCTCGCCCCGAAGTTCCGCTCCAACCTGGTGAACGCCCTGGATGCTCAGGGTCGCCCGCTCTACCAGCAGGCCCCCGACATCACCGCGAAGTTCGGTACCGTCCTGGGTGTCCCGGCCACCTACTCTCGCGCTGTCTCCGGCTACGAGAAGGCCAAGGCCCAGGCCGCGAAGCTCCTCGGTATCGGCGGCGACTTCAAGGACGCTCTGCGTCTCGGCTTCGTCGAGAGCATTACCTACCGTAAGGCGACCGAGCGTGCCGGTGGCGTTGACCTCTTCGACCGCAACATGGGTGCGATCCTCGCTGAGGCCCAGTTCGGCTGGGTCCTGCGTGACCCGCGCGCGTTTGTGAAGATCGTCAGTAAGTGACCCGTGTGGTGGCCGCTGGCGTTTTGGTTGGCGGCCACCCCGTGGCCAGAGTTTCTGAGGAGGTGGAGAAGTGACGGCAGCAACACTGGATGACGTGCAGGGGTCGCTTATGCGGTACCTGGAGGATGACGAGAAGACCTGGGTGCAGGCTCTTCTGGACAGGGCTGAGGCCCTAATCCTGTCGCGCATGCCTGACGCCGTGAACCGGTGTCGCGTCGACTACAGCTTCTCGATCATCATGCGGATGGTGGAGGCCGAGTCGGTCTCCCGTGTCCTTAGAGCCCCTGGCGGCGGCTTGTTTAAGTATGAGACTGAGGGCACATACACCTACTCGGTGAACCAGGCTGTCGCTTCCGGCGTCCTGGAGATCACTGATCGTGACTGGCGGGCACTTGAGGCTGGCACCTCTGGCTGGGGTGTGGCCGGGGCTGAGATGGATGGCTATGCGCGCCGCACCCACCTCCTGGACGCTCTGGAGGGGCCTCTGACTGTGGACCCGACGTACCTGCGTGGCCCGTCTGCCCTTGAGTTCGCTGGGGATCACCCCGTGTATGACGAGGATGAGGTGACGCTATGGTAGGTTTCCGGCCTCGTCGTGGGCGCTACCTTGAGAATGGCCCCCACGTTGTGGAGGTGACGCTCGCTGTCGTCAAGGAGGGGCGCACGGGGCGCCGGTTCGAGCGGGGGGAGACCTTCGTGATCGACAAGGTGCTCGTGCAGCCGTCGGCTGGTAACGCCCTGAAGGCCACTGAGAACCGCGTGATCCGCGGTGACCTCACGGACGAGACCACTCTGAAGATTTTCGGTACTGGCCGGAAGTGGCCGGGTGGCCCCCACTCGTGGGTGAAGATCATCAAGGGTCCTGAGTCGCTGGTGGGGAAGACGTTCCAGCAGGCTGGTGAGCCCCTCACCTACGATGCCTCCCCGATGACCCGTCACTGGTCAGTGCGCTGCGACACGCTCGGAACGGAGGCGAAGTGATCGAGGCGTACGACACTGAGGATGTGCACGAAGACATCGCCGCCGTCGTGGCCCGCCAGCCAGAGTTCGCTGCCGCCGCCGCGAAGGTGTACGCGGAGATTGAGGCTGCCGCTGCGGCCCATATTCAGACGGGCGAGCTGTCTGCGTCGTTCAGCCTGGAGCAGGGGAAGGTGGACTGGTCCATCTCCCCGTCCACTGACCATGACGCGGCGGTCGAGTTCGGCCACTACGTCTACCAGGATGCCCAGGGGCGCCGAACGAAGCGCGACAACGCCAAGCACCGTACCTGGGTTCCCGGGATCAACGTTATGCGTGGCGTCGTGCACGCGAATGGGGGGTTCTAGTGTCGTTCGTTGCCCCCCTCCCGTTCATCTACCGGTACGTGCAGGATGCTGCCGCCGCTGGCGCCGCCGAGTGGCCGATCCTCTCCCGGATCGTGTGGCGCACGCATGGTGACGTGGATGACCCCATGAATGAGCTCGTGTGCCGCGTCCAGATGACCATCTCGCGCATCCACCCCTCGGGCCCGACGTTCGCTGCAACCCAGATCAGGGCTCGCCTGTATATGACTGGCCCAGATGGGGATGAGGTGTCAGACGCGAGTGACGCCCTCGTGCAGGCCATTGAGAAAGCTTGGAGGTCAGGAATGGTGACCTCCGAAGGCTGGGCCACTTACCTTGAGTGGACCCAGCTGCCCACGCCGGAAACGGACATGGGAACCACTGCCGACTACATCAACATGGTTTCGTCCCTTCAGGTGACGGCCAGGAAGGGGGCCTGATGGCTAACCTCGGAAACAGCAAGATTCAGATCGCGGGTCGCGGCCACGTCTACTACGCCGTGAATGACGCTGAGGCGCCGAACCTCGACGGGTACACCTTCGGTGACGGCACCACCCTGGAGGGTGACGGGTGGACCTGGCTTGGTGACACCTCCTCGGAGAATCTGATTGAATTCGAGTCCGATGGCGGTGACACCTCCACGAAGCGGACCTGGGACCGTCAGGGTGTCCGCTCCACGCGCGAGGATGTCACCAACAAGGTCACGATCAACGCCGTCAACCTCGGTGAGGACGTCATGAAGGTGGCGTTCCCAGGCTCCACCTACGACCCGGTGAAGCGCGCCTGGGATATTGAGCTGGATGCCTCCAGTGAGCGCGCCATCCTCGTGGTCGTGGAGGACGGTCGTATCGTCTCCGGCTACCTGTTCCGGCGCGTCTCCCTCGCAGGTAACATGCCCTCTCTGTCGCTGGACAACTTCACTGAGGTCAAGATCGCCGGCACCCTGCTCTCCCCGAACTCCGGGAAGACTCGAGTCCAGATGCTGGAGCCGCGCACCGTCACCGGTGTCGGAACCGCGAAGCCGACCATTACCACCGTCACCCCCGCCACTGGGGCTGTTGGGGCGAAGGTCGTGATCGCCGGAACCAACTTCGATGGCGTCCGAGAGGTGAAGTTCGGGAACGTGGTCGCCGCGTTCGAGAAGGACTCCGCTACGCAGATCACCACCTACGTTCCTCGTGGCGTGACCTCTGGCGCCCAGAACATCACTGTCACGAACAACGTCGGCGTCTCGGACGCGAAGCAGTTCACCGTCAACTGACGGCCGATATACTAGGGGCGCCCCCATGTAGGGGTGTGTGGCGGCGCCCCTTCCAACACCCCGAACACCCCGCTGGAAGGAAACGCTATGGCCACCAAGAAGGTCGACAAGCTTCCCGAGTTCTCCACCCTTAAGGGACATGAGCTCTTCGTTTCTCCGCATGCTCTGCGCCCGTCGAAGCGGATGCGGCTCACGTCCGCACTGGAGCCCATCATGGGTGAGGGTGCCGAGTCGGTGAACCTGCTCGCCGTGCTTGCGGACGTCATGGAGGCCCTCGAGGCTGGCGGCTTCATCGTCGACCTCGATGCGTGGGATAAGTTCTATGAGGAGTCTGACCTCGAGGATGTCGTCAACCTCGTCATGGCCTACGCGGGGGAAGCCGCAGGCGCCAAGAACTAGACGAGTTTTTCGAGAGGCACCCGGAGGCTGCCGCTGACTTCTGGGCGCTGTACCGGATTGACGTCCACGGCGACTATCGGGTGTCTCTCGTGACTCAGCTTCTTGAGCGCCTACCGCACGAGCCTTGGAGCATGTATAGGGCGAACGAACTGGGTGGAGATCAGTGGTTCGGCTACTCGCATGACTCTGAGAGACTGAATGAGGCATTGGATAGGCTAGCGCTCCTCACTAAGGCGACTGCCGTCAGTAAGGCGTCCTTGAGTGATTCTGAGACGATGCCGCGCCCATCTAAGGGGAAAGCGACGGTGATATCATCGAGTGATGCCGCTGGGGTTGCGGCCCTGTTTGCGACGCTAGGTTAAGGAAGGTTGGAGATGGCCGGTAAGGGTACGGTAGGTAAGCTCTCCGTGAAGGTCGTCCCCGACCTTTCTGACTTCGCAAAGAAGCTCCGCCGAGACCTGAAGCGAATCCAGAAGCAGGTCAAGGACCTTGAAATCACCTTCAATGCTGAGGTGAAGCTCGACAAGGAGTCACTCAAGAAGGCCCGCGAGGAGGCCGCGAAGTCGGATGTCCGCTTCAAGGCGGAGGTTGACCTCAAGTCTGGCCAGTTGGAGGCTCTGCGGAAGAAGATTCAGCAGATCAAGTCCGAAGTGAAGGTCAATGCGAACCTCTCTGAGGAGCAGAAGAAGAAGCTTGAGGATCGGCTAGACAGCATCCGCACCTCCATTAACCTGTCCACTCGTCCCGGAGATATCGCTAAGCTCAAGCGGGATGTGGAGCGCGCTGCCGGTGACGTCAAGGCTGGCCTGACCGTTAACGAGAGGTCATTCCGCCAGTTCCAGGCGAGGCTGAACGCCCTCAAGGCAGACATTCCAGCCAAAGCCAAGCTGGATGCCGTCGCCGCGAAGGAGCTCCAGGCGCGCATCGCCGCCATTAAGGCGGATGTCGAGGTGCACGCGAAGCTCTCCGAGGAGCAGAAGAAGAAGATCAAGCACGAGCTCGGCAAGCTCGACGGCAAGGCTACCGTGAACGCCGACCTGGATGACGGGAAAGCCCGGTTCGACCTTAAGCGCCTGGTTCACCCCCGGTGGGTGGACATCCATGTCCGCCTGGCCAAGACGTCTCTAGCCCGCGTGGCCGCCCAGCTGAAAGCGCTAGCTGGCGGGAACGTGTTCGAGTCCATTGGGCGCAACCTGAATGACTTCCTGCGCAACCTGGATACGGCGTCAGTGAAGCTTGGCACTGTCGCCACCCTCGTGGGCGGCGCCGTGTCCACTATCGGCAGCGGCCTTGGCGTCCTGGCCTCCGTGAGCGTGGGTATCGCCAAGTCGACACCCGCGCTGCTGGCCCTGCCTGGCATCTTCGGCGCCGCCGCCGCTGGCGCCGGTGTGCTCATCGTCGCACTCAAGGACGCGAAGACAGTGCTCGAGGACCTCGGCCCCTCGTTCGAGAACCTCCAGAAGCAAATCTCTGGCGCCTACTGGGAGCAGGCTGCGCAGCCTATCCGGGACTTCGCTAACGTCGCGATCCTGGAGCTCACCCCCGCCCTCCAGGGTGTTGCTTCTGCGTTGGGGTCGATGACGGCGGCCATCGCGAACGCCGCCAGTGGACATATTGATGGCTTCCAGCAGTCCCTGTCCTACTTGACTCAGGCTCTAGCGATCGGGTCAACGGGGGCGGCCTCGTTCACGAACGGCATCCTCACCATGGGTGAGGTGGGGGCGAAGTATCTGCCGAGCATCGCCCAGTGGGCGAACAACCTGGCTGCCTCGTTTGAGGCGTGGGCTACGAAGGCCGCCGAGTCGGGGAAGATGGATCAGGCGATCCAGTCGGCCGCTAAGGCGTTCGGCACGCTCAAGGACATCACCGTAGACCTGGGCGGTATCATTGGTGGCCTGTTCACGGCGATGGCGAACGGGTCTGCCCCTATCGATTCCATTGCGGAGGCTCTGGACAAGGCGAACAAGGCCGTGAATGGCCCCCTGTTTCAGAGTACTCTGACTAGCCTGTTCTCGTCGATGGCGACCGCTGCGGGCCTGGCGTTTCAGGGCGTGGGTAGACTTGGGGACACGTTCGTGTCGCTCGAGCCGACCCTGGCGAAAATCCTCCCGATGCTCGGTGAGACTTTGAAGACGGCCCTGACGGGTATCGCCACAGCCCTGGAGAATCCGGCGTTCCAGGAGGGCCTCATCAACTTCTTCAACGGCCTCCTGACGGCTGTTCAGGCTCTCGCGCCTGCGATGCCTGCGCTGGGCGAGGCGTTCGGGGCTATCGCCACGGTCGCGGGAACCTTGCTTGCGGCTATCGCCCCCCTGGTGGCGCAGCTTGTAGAGGGTCTCGCCCCGATCTTCCAGCAGCTGGTTCCGATCCTCACGCCGATCATCGAGCAACTGTCTGCTGCGCTCCTCCCGGTGATTCAGGCTCTGATTCCGGTCATCTCGGAGATCATTGCCCAGCTGGCTCCCATCATCGCCGAGTACCTGCCGCAGATTCTTCCCCCCATCTCTCAGCTCATTCAGTTGCTGGCGTCTGCCCTGATTCCGGCGATTCAGCTTGTGGGGCAGGTGATGCAGTGGCTGATGCCGCTGGTGATGGCGTCGTGGAATGGGATCATGTCGACCGTTAAGGGCGCCATCCTGGTAATCAAGGGCATCATTGAGACTGTGCTCGCGGTCATTAAGGGTGACTGGTCTGGTGCTTGGAATGGCATCAAGACGATCGGTGAGGGGCTCTGGAACATCATCAAGGGTCAGTTCGGCATCTTCGGCAATAGCATCATGTCTATGGCATCTACGGCCTGGAATGCGGTGTTGAACACGATCAAGTCCGTGTGGAACTGGATCACCTCGACCATCAGCAATGCTATCAGCAGTGCCCGTAGGCTCGTAAGTGATGGATGGTCGTTCATTAGGAACGCTACAGCATCCATGTGGAGTGGTATTGTGAGCACGGTTGTCACCTGGGTTAACAATATGATGAACACTGTCCGCAACATCCCGAATAACGTTAAGAACGTATTCTCCAATGCGGCATCCTGGTTGTGGAATGCGGGTAAGAGCGTCATTCAGGGCTTCATCGACGGCCTCTCCTCAATGTTCAGTTCCGTCCAGAACAAGCTGTCCTCCCTGACGTCATACCTGCCATCATGGAAGGGGCCCGCCCCGGTCGATAAGGTCATCCTGAGGGATGCTGGACGTCTTGTCATGCAGGGCTTCATCGATGGGCTCGAGTCCCAGTATGATGCGGTCAGAGACTCTCTGGAGGGGTTCACGGACGACCTGGCTAACGACATCTCGCCGGATATTGCCGCGCACGTGGCCCCGTCGTTTGAGAAGGCCAAGCCGTCCCGGGACGCCCTGAATACTCTCTCGTCCGTAACTGCGGGCAGCAAGGCATCCAGTGGTGGGACCGTCAACATCACCAACTACTACCCGCAGGCGCAGAGTGACTCCAAGACCCGGGATGACGTCGCTGATGGCATCCGTCTTGCGTCGAGCATCTAGGATGGTGTCATGAGCAGTGAGTACTCCCTGAATGGGGTTGACCTGGATCGGCCGGGGAAGTGGCGCGTCATGGAGGGGACGCTCCTCCCTGCAGTCCCGGCGCCTCGTCTCGCGAGCACGGAGGTTCCATTCCGTAGCGGCATTCTCGATGGTGCTGGCTTGAAGGTGGATACCTTCAAGGTGACGGTCGCGTTCATGGTTGAGGGGGCAGACCGAGCCGACCTGGATCGCAACTTCCAGGCGCTCATGGCTATTCTGAGGGCCTCAAACAAGCTGGCTACCCTCCAGCATCACCCGGCAGGCGTTAGCCCCAGGGAGGCGCTCGTGCGGCTCGTGAGCGTATCTCAGCCTACCTGGAGGTATGGAGAGTGGGCCATTGACGTCACGGTCGTGTTCGAGGCCGTGGAGGGTGTCTGGAGAGACACTACAGCCATCGAGACCTCACTGGGTGACCTGAGTCGTCTAGCTGGGGGCGCCGCCCCCATCACCGATGCCCTCCTGAAGCTCGCCCCTACCGCCAATACGTGCACTATTGTCGATCAGGCGTCCGGTTCGTCGATCACCTGGCGGGGAACCATGGAGCCGGGGCAGAGGCTCCTCATTGACGTGGCCCGCTATGACGCCTGGAGGCAGGTGTCTGAGCGGTGGGGGCCCGTGCCTGGATCGCCTAGCAGAGCGTCGGAGATCAGCATGTCACCGAGTGGTTTCCAGCTCACCCCCAACCATGAAGGCAAGATCGTCCTCCAGGTAACCGGCGCGACGGGGGCCATTCAGGCGAGGAGGGCCTACTGATGCGCCGCGACTACTTCCCCGGGATGCAGCTGCGCGCCGTCGCCTACGAGGTGCAGGGCGCGAAGATCGGTGTCGTACCCGACATCCTCGAGATGACGGTCACCACGCCCAGGGGGAAGACCCCCACCCTGTCCATGACCTACGCGCCGGGACCGAACGCCATCCGCGGTAGCGTCCTTGAGCGCGAGGTCGAGGTGGCAGTGGAGGCCACCTTCAACGGGTCAGACTGGGAGGAGCTTCCCGACGCGAGGTTCATCACCCAGAAGACCGAGCACAACCTCGTCAACGACGGCACCGACTCCCGCAAGGTCGAGGCCATCCACGTCAGCGACTACCTGAAGGAGGCGCTCGTCTGGTCCGTCCCTGTTGAGTCGAAGGACAAGGACGGCAAGTTCAAGTTCCTATCCCGGAACGCGGGGGCGATCATCAGTACGGTATGGCAGAACGCCGTCAAGCGCGGCTGGGGCAGCGGCCTCACCCTGGACGCCAACACCGTGAAGGACTCCGCCAATCAGGACTGGGCGAAGATCGTCACCCTCTACTTCGACCCCACGATCAGCCTCCTCCAGATCGTCGACTCCCTCCGCAATCTCGGCATGATCGACACGGTGTGGCAGGGGCGCACCTTCAAGGTGTACAACGCCGACACGACTCAGGCGAGGGACCTCACCTCGTCGAAGCGTTGGCCGCTCGCTACCACGCTCATGGGGGCCCCTGAGGCGGCAACCTGGGCGGATATGTGCACTGACGTCCTAGTGAAGGGGGAGGGCGGTAGGACCTGGCTCATCCATAACGACCTTGCTCCCAGGGGGATGCGGCGCGTCGAGAAGGTTGTGGAGGCCGGTGGCGTGGAGCTCGAATCCACGGCCCGCCTGGTCGCCGAAGCCACCCTCAAGTCTGGGGCGCACGTGAGCGAGGAGATTAAGCGTGAGTGGGCCGCCACCGATGTGCACCTCCTCCCGTGGGTGGACTACCGGCTCGGCGACTGGATCATGGTGGAGCGCGCCGATGGCATGGAGCGCCTTCAGGTCGCCCAGATCAGCGTCACCCAGAAGAACGGCATGGTCGTCGGCCACACCACCTTCGGCACTGTCTTGGATAGCCTCCTGGGGCGCCTGACGAAGCGTACGAAGGGCATTGTGGGTCTCGCCTCCACGTCCGGTAGCGGCGTACGTCCCTCGACTCCGACATCCAAGTACTGGCCGTTACCCCCGCAGGGGCTGGTCGGCTCTAGTCGCGCTGTCACCAACTCAGAGGGGTGGGTGCGCGCCCTCGTAGACCTCCAGTGGGGGCGCGTAGACACGGACACCCTCGGCAACGCTGTCGATGTGGTCTCCTATGAGGTGTCGTGGCAGCTGGCCATGTTCGGGACGAGCATCGCCGGGTCCATGGTTGTGCGCGGCGCAGACGTCACTAAGGCCACCGTGGGCCCTCTGCTCCCGGGGACGGAGTACCGGTTCTCGGTTCGCGCGCAGAGCGCTAACGCAACGGGCGCATGGTCGCAGCCCCTTGTCCTGACTACGGAGTCGGATAGGGAGCCGCCGCCGGTGCCGTCGAAGCCGACCCTGTCGCAGTCTCTGGGTGTCCTCCAGGTGTGGTGGGACTATTCTGCCCAGAACGGGCAGAGCATGCCTGCCGACTTCGCTGGCGTTGAGGTGTCAGTGCAGCACCCCGGGCGCCCCCCAGCGAAGTTCGCGGACATGATTACCCCAATGCAGCGCACGGCTATTGCCGGCCTGGAGATTCGCGACTACGAGGTCTGCCTTCGCGCGTATGATCGAGCTGGCAACAAGTCCGAGTGGGGCCCCAAAGCGACCATCACTCTCGAGCAGTCCATTGACACGAACGCGATCGTTCGTTCGGTTGAGGAGAAGATCGCAGCCAGCGATGTTCTTCAGCGCGCTGCCCGCGCCGAGGCGTTGAAGGAGACTCAGAAGCTGTCGGATGCCATGACGCAGGTTGCGGTCTCCTTGGTGGAGACAGGCCCATACCCGCCAGACAAGGGCGTGGTCGACAAGTCACAGTGGGTGTCCCCGGACGCTCGCGTGTTCACGTTGAGGAAGCGAGGAGACTGATATGCCGTATCAGGGGAACGTTTGGAAGGATGGGCCGGATGGGCGCACGCCTATCACGGCCGCGAAGCTCACCAAGATCGAGGACGGAATCACGTCAGCGCAGGCGGAGGCGGAGAAGGCGTCCGCGTCTGCTGGCGTGGCTCGTGGGGAGCTCGAGAGCGTCAACCGCTCCTACCTGGCGATCATGGACGCTATCGTCCCTATCGGCGCAGTGCTGCCGTTCTATGGGTCTAAACCCCCGAAGAACTGGCTCCTGTGCTACGGGCAGGAGGTGAGCCGCACCGAGTACAAGGCCCTGTTTGACGTGATCGGCACCAGTGGCGGCAGCGGGAATGGCTCCACCACGTTCAACGTCCCCGACCTTAAGGGGAAGGTCATCTACGGCCAGGGGGGCACGGGTGCGCTCGTCACTGGCTCGACCGTCGGCGAGACCCACCACACGCTCACCATGAACGAGATGCCCTCACACGGCCACGAACTCGTGGATTCCAACAACCAGAACTCCAACTGGCGCGCCGGTAAAGCGAATACCGACATCGGGTGGAACGACACCTCCGGCAACGGCTACACCTACGCCATGTCCACAGGCACAACAGTGGCTGATCGTCGCCCCTATGCAAAGAACGTCGGAGGCGGCCAGCCATTCCCCATCCGCCCCCGCGGCTCCGTCGCATCCATGATTATTCGCGCGAAGTGAGGTGAATCGTGGCCGACATCAAGGACGAATACATTCAGTGGCCCGGACCGGCCACATTCCCCGCAGAGACCTCCTTCCCTGCCTATGACCGCTCCGCTGACGGTAACACGACCGTCCACTCCCACAAGGGCTGGGAGTGGGTAGAGTCTGACAATCCCTTCCAGAAGGCCGCCGCATCGTTGGCGCAGTCCACGATCGAGGCGTCTATCCGGCGCATGCGCACCGTCTTCGGGAAGGTCTTCTACCAGAAGGGGAACGCTACAGATAAGCCTGACTTCCCCGGGGAGACTTATGGTGACACGGCCCGAATCCAGGACCCATCCACCCTCGACATCGTGGCTGAGTGGAAGTGGAACGGGGTCGACTGGGAGCGCGCCCGCGTCTCCGGCGAGCAGATCAGCAACCTGGATGTTGGCCGTCTGACCGCGGGCTCCGCAGCCATCAACGATCTTGCCGCTAGGCGCATCGCTGGCGACATCGGCAAGTTCCTCCAGCTCACCACTGACCAGCTCACCGTCACCGGTAATGCGTCATTCGTTGACCTCACGGCGAAGCACGTATGGACGCGCATTATAAATGCCCGCAGTGGCGAGTTCGAGAAGATCAAAGCCGGGATGCTTGCCGCCAACTCGGTCACCGCAGACAATCTGCGCGCGGGGGCTATTGACGGCCAGGTCATCACGGGCGCATCCATTCAGACCGACCGTCAAAACAATCGCGGACTGAAAATCGACAACAGCGGGATGCGAGCCTACTCCACCAATGGATGGAAGTCGCTCGACATCAACGCCCACACTGGCGAAATCTCCATCAGCGGCAGGATTGGGCGCCGAGACTCGTGGTCTGAGTGCTACTTCAACGACCTCGTGTGGGGACAGACCGGCACCGACGTCGCTAAGTCTGGGGCGAAGATCGGGTGCGGCCTGGCGTTTAACTCGCTGGAGGATGACTGGGAAGATGGTGCGCTCTTCATCCAGAAGGACCCCAACACTAGCGAGCCATCGATCACTCTTCAGTCGGCCGCCAAGAAGGGCGCCGAATCTAGGCCATCCCTCATCCTGGGCACCCAGCAGGCATCGATCACTATCGGGCCTAATGGCAACTGGGGGTCGCTGGCTATCAGCAAGTACGGCTTCTCATCCAAAGTCGGCTCCTCGTCATTTACCTTCAACGATTCCGGAATCGCATACCGGAAGACCAATGACAACAACCATGCTTTCTTTGGCTTGGGGTGGGACTGGGCAACCCTAACCTGCATGAGCAACAAGAACTCCGGGATGTGGGTGAACAACCACGCCACTATCTTGGCGTGGCGCAAGTATCCGCAGATTTGGTTAGACAACGACGGAATCCACATGAACCCCGAAAAGAAGTTCACGATGCAGGTTCCAAAGCTCACCAAGGAGCGCGGCGGCCTATGGCTGTCCCACGCCTGCACCGAGTCTCCCTACGACGGTGTTGAGTACTGGGAGAACCTCACCCTCGACGGGCAGGGGAGGGCAAGGTGGGAGCTCCCCAACTACGTGCCGAGGATCGCCTCCCCAGTCGCCCCATGGGTCGTATTCGCTTCTGGAACGGCCTCTGCTGAGATCGACCGCAGTGACCCGGACCTGTGGGCCGTTACCGTAACGGGCGAGCCTGGGGCGCGCGTGGACGTCCTCGTCAAGGGTGCCCGCATGGTCAACACCGGTGAGGATGATGCTGACGGCGAGCCGATCATGAAGGACAACGCCCGTAAGACCAACTGGGAGCTCGGCCCCCCTGACTGGGGGGTGGCCTCCGATGAGGCGGCATATGACGGATCTATGCCTGGCACGTACTATGGTGCTGCCACTAAACCAGAAGATTGGAGCAACACCGATGGAACCGCAGAGTAGTCAGGTAGATGCGCTCGCCGTGATTGACGCATTGACGCTGGAGGTTGCTGCGTTAACCCGCAGGGCCGTGGTGGCTGAGCAGCGAGTCGTGGCCCTGGAGGCCGAGAAGGCCGGAATTAAGGAGAAGAAGTGACGGTAGGAAGTGTGACGGCGCGGATTGCGCGTCGAATCTGCGACCAGGAGGATGTCGGCTACAGCCAGCCGGATCGGCGTACCTGGTATGCGAACGCGAACTGGGAGGGCCACTGCAGCTCTCCCCAGAACGCGGACTGCTCTAGTCTCGCCGCGGGGGCGGTCTGCTATGGCCTGCACGACACCTACGGTGTTCCATGGGGACACCAGGCCCTTCCAGAAATTAATGACCATTGGACGGGGAATCTGCGGCCAGGCCTTGAGGCTCGCGGATTTGATGAGGTCCCGTGGGCTGACGAGAACCTGACGCCGGACGGCGGCTTCCAGGCTGGCGATATCGTCCTGTCTGCAGCGAACGAGGGTGGCGTCGGCCATGTCATCATCATCGTCGAGGACGGCTATGATCCGCTCGAGTCTGAAGCTTGGATCGCCGAGGACGGCTCGATTGATGGCTACCTCGGTGACCAGACCGGAGGTGAGACGCGCACCGCCCGCTACAGTACGCACCCGCACACTCAGGCTGGCCGGTGGACTTCCTGCCACCGGTTCAACGAGGCGAAGTTCTTCCAGCAGTGGCCCGAGTTCGCGAAGGGGAAGACGCAGGCCGCCACGCCTGCTCCAGCCCCCGCAGCTTCCTCAGCCCCTGCGCACGCCCACGGCATCGACATCTCCAGCCACCAGGGCGGGCTCCACATTGCGGCGATCTGGGCGGACTTCGTGATCGTCAAGATCACGGAGGGCACCGGCTATGAGAACCCCTACTGGCGCACCCAGGCGGAGGCGACGCTGGCCGCCGGGAAGCGTCTCGGCCTCTATCTCTTCGCCAATGACGAGGATGCGGGCGAGCAGGCGAGGTTCTTCCTCGACCGCGCCAAGGCGTATGCGGGCCGCGCGACTTTCTGGCTGGACTGGGAGGCTGACGCCCTCAACCTGGCTCCCTCGGACGCCCTCGTGATCCTGAATCAGATGGCCGCCGAGACCGGCTCCACGCCGGGCATCTACCTGAACGGGGCGGGTATGGGGAGCGGGGACTGGTCCGCCATCGCTGGCCGGTTCCCGCTGTGGTACGCAGGCGGCCCCAACTACGCCTCCTATGGGCAGGCTTACAGTGACCCGCCGACGCCGACCGTCCCCTACTGGGGAGGCAATGTCCTGATTCATCAGTACACGGAGGATGGGTACCTGCCTGGATATAACAGCCACCTGGACCTGGATCGCCTGCGCGACCGGGCCACCTGGGATCGCATGATCGGCGGTGGGCAGGTCGTCTCCGGGGCCCCTAGCCCCGTATCCACCTCGAGCCTGCTCCAGGTGGATGGCGAGTATGGTCCTGCGACCATGAAGCGCCTCATTGACGTCTTCGCCCCCGGCTACAGTGAGATGTTTGCTGTGGCGAACCTGCGCCGCTACCTGAACAGCACGGTTGCGTCTAGCGCCCAGAGGATGCTCATTGGGGCAGACAAGATCCCTGAGGATCGTGGCTGGGACTCGCATGTGATTCGCATCTTCCAGTACTGGGCTTGGTGCTGCGTGAGACCGGTCGCTCCCGAGATGTGGAGCCGCTTCGCCGACGGCTGGAGCTTTGGTGAGTACGTGGATGGTGAGCCTGGTGAGGCCACGTGGGCGGCCCTCCAGGAGGCCCTGAATCGGTCGCGCCCGGGGTCGTTCCGGCTTATGTGACAACACGTAGCGGACAGTATACTGGGGGGTGGGGCAGAAGTCCTGCCCCCCAGTTAGTCCCGGAAGAGGTGAGTGCATGAGCATTTACACTCGAGCTTCATTCTGGTCTGGCGTGCGTGATCGCGCTATCAAGACTTTCGCCCAGGTTCTTGTGAGCACTCTTACTGTCGGTGTCGGCATTTTCGATATCAACTGGAAGGGTGCTCTCGGGCTTACTGCTACGGCAGTCCTGATTAGCGTCCTGACGTCTATCGCTGACGCGAAGGAGACGGACAGGGCTATCGCCACAGCCCCCGTCGAGTACACTCCCCGTCACGCGAGCTGAGTGACCAGTGCAGCCAGTAGATAGCGTCCTGCCGTTAGGACAAGTCCTAACATCTCCTGATCTCATTGCGGCCACGGTCACACTGCTGGCTGCGCTTGTGGCCAGGCTCGCCAGTAGACTTAAGAGGCAGCAGGCACAGAATGATGAACGTCTGGAGCGCATGAGCGTCCATGTCGCCAGAGCTGCAGACGCTGCCGAATCTGCATCCGAGGGGGTGCACAACAACCACTCCACTAACCTGCGAGACGACCTAGACATGCGATTCGATGACCTGACTTCTAAGATGGATGCTCTCACTGAGGTTGTGGGGGCACTAAAGGATAGTATGGGCGACCAGTCTCGCAGGCTCCAGGGGCTAGAGTCCCAGGTGGAGGGTGTCAGGCATGATGTGCGCACTGACCGCGCCCACCTCTACAGCGAGGTTGAGTCTCTGCACGACAGAATCGACAGGATGAAGAGCAACGCCAGTGCGCGTAAGGAGGCATCGTGAGCGGGTACGCCACTATCACGGGGCGCATTATTGGGCCTGACGGCTTGGGGCGTGAGGGGCGCGTCGAGTTTACTCCCCTCGATATCTATGAGGGGGTAGAGGAGGATGGCAGGAAGGCGGTCGTTGCCCACTATGCTTCTGGACGGCTTACCGCAAACGGCTACCTCGTAGACTCCAGGGAAGAGCGAGCCTTCCAGCTGGTGGCCCCAGAGTCCCTCCCGCAAGACGAACGCAACTATCGCGTGACTATCGACGTCCCGGGCACCCCTGGCGGGCGACGAGAATATCTCGCATGGATCGTCGCTGGCACAACCGTTGACCTGACAGACATTATTGCTGGGCGCAGGGTTGAGGATGACTCATCGACTCGGGTGCGCCCAATCGGACAGGGCCTCTTGGAGGCCGTGAACCCCAGTGACCTTGTTGAAGTCGGCAATGGTCTTCTAGCCTGGAAGGAAGGCGCTAATGGATGATCGCACTTGGTACAGCAAGCGGAAGGCGGATGAGGTCTTCGCAACGAAGGAGGAGGTGAGAGCACTCCCCTCCCCTGACTTGTCTCTCTACGCCACGAAAGCTGAGGTGTCGTCCGCGGACAGTGCACTCAGTGCCCGGGTTGATGCGTCGGCTACGAAGGCGGAGCTTGCTGACTATGCGAAAACCGCTGACGTGGCTTCCACGTATGCGACGAAGGAGGCTCTGACGCAGGCCCAGCTGGGCGGTGGGGGGCAGGCCCCTGACCTATCCGGTTATCTGACGCGCTCAGACGCGTCTAGTACGTACGTCACTAAGAGCGACGCCCAGGAGACCTACCCCACTAAGGCGGAGGTTGCTTCCACCTACGCAACAAAGGCTGAGTTGTCTCAGGCTGGGGGGGGCGCCCCCGCACCGTCAACGCCGAGCACCCCTCTAGCCGCCCTCCCTCTTCGCGCTGGCCAGGGGGTTCCTACGGTCGGTTTCTTTGGTGACTCGTGGAGCACTGAGAGCACCATGGGGCAGGGCTTCAACCTTCCCTCCGTCGTATCGCGCGCGCTGGGCTGCGTCCCGGCGTTCAGTGCGGTAGACGGCTCGGGGTTCGGCTACTCCGCCTCTGGCCGTGACGGCTTCGAGGTTGACTCTCGCGTCAATGCAGTCTGCGCGGCCGCCCCGAACCTCATCGTGACCATCGGGTCACTGAATGCTGACAAGGTGATCGACAACGGCGACGCTACCGGTTCGGCAATCACCGAGGCGGTGAAGTCTTTCGTCACTAAGGTGCGCGCCAAGCTTCCTCAGGTGCCGATCGTGGTGCTTGGGCCGCAGCCGTCCTCGGTTGCGCGCCTCCAGTCTCGTTCCGCCAACGTCAACGTGAAGGCAACGAAGGATGGGGTGGACGCCTCTGGCGGGCTTGCCAACGGTGTCGCTTTCGTTGACTGGCTTGGTGTCGTCGATAAGCAAGCTGTGCCGTGGCGTGATGGACGGGTATCCGCTACGGGCGACGTGATCATCTATGGTGGTGTCGCCTACCGGGTGACCGCACCGTGGGCGCCTGCCTCTGGGGATACTCCTCTGACGCCGGGTGCTCCCGTTGTTCAGGTGTCGGATGTTCTGTCCGGTACCGGTAACGCTGGAGCCCCGAAGGGTGACGGCACCAGGGACACTCTCCTCCTGAGCGACGAGACGCACCCCACGAAGATGGGGGCAGTCGCTTTCGGTGCGGCCGCAGCGAAGCGTATCGGTGACGCGGTGGCGTCCCTGGCGTCGTGGGCCAAGGCTCAGGGGCCGGTAGTTCCGGCCGCGCCTGCAGCCCCGCCGACTCCACCTCCCGCCCAGGGTGACGGCCTCCCGATCATGGCGTGGCTCTCCGGCGGGTGGGGCAATCCGGCTCGTGTCGCTTACTCGCTGAACGACCTCAAGGCGGTCGCTGCACTGAAGCCCAGTCAGGTGACTGTGCCGCTGCGTGGCGTCGCCGACACCGCCGACCTGGCTGTGGGCATCCCCGGCGACTTCACCGGCACCGACAACGTGAAGCGCGAGTTCTCCAACGTGTCCATCCAGGGAGCTCGTAACCTTGGCCTGGATGTCGCCGGGATGGTTGAGTCGGCAGACATGTTCGAGGCGGCTGGTATCGAGTTCATGCCGAACGTGCGCAACGGGCTCCAGGACTCGGCGGCCGAGTACTACAAGTCGTCGGACGGGAAGATGCTCACCGTCCTCAGCGGCCGTACAGGCAAGACCTATCAGGCGGTGCACGGGCGTGGGCAGACGAAGCTGCGCGGCATCATAAAGGCCCAGTATCCAACGTTCACGCGCGTCTGTGACGCTCTGGACGCTACCGCCGACTGGCACCTGACTGACCCGATCAAGGATGCCCAGAAGGGAATCCTGTCGGCCGCTAAGGCTGGCGCTGGCGTGTGGGGAGCCGCGAAGACGGTCTTCCCTGACGGCGTGTGGGTGCTTGTCGCATCCAAGGACGAGCAGGAGACCGCCAAGTCCGCCGCGCGTGCGGCTGGCGTCACCATCGTCGGCTGGGCTGTGGCCACGCCCGAGGCCCTGGCTGCGATCAAGGGCTGACGGACGCTACAAGGCCCCCGCTTGTACCAAGCCAGTTACAAGCGGGGGCCTTGCCGTGTCTCACCAGAGGTGATGCAACTTCCATCGCCATCCACTCAGCGCCTTACCGACAGTGGCATCCCAATACCAACGCATGATCGCCTCCTTTCCTAGGGGGTGCTTGTATCTGGGTAGTTACAAGCGGGGGCCTTGTATGTTCAGGAGTAGAGCTCCCAGGATGAGGCGCTGCCTCCCTGGGCCTCGAAGGTGAGGATAGCTGGCCGAGTGGAGTCCCCAGACAGGTTCGTCCACCAGTCAGAGCCGCGATCTGCGGACGGGCAGGAGATGATCCACCGGGCGTCCCCGGCCTGGCTCACGGCGAAGTTGTGCCAGTGCCCGTGGACCAGGATTCTCGCGTCGTAGAGGCCGCTCCTGCGCCCGAACGCGAGGTCCCTGAACCATCCAGGCACCTTGCTCTGTGAGCCCGCTAGGTGGCCGTGAGTGAAGCCAATGCGCGTGCCGTCAGCCGCATCCACAGTGACAGCCTCCTCCCACTTCTCTGGGCGGTGGAAGGTGACATGCTCATATCCGGGGCGCCCGGCGATGATATCCTCAATATTCTTTGAGATCATGATTCCGAAGTCGTCATCCGGGGCGTTGGCGCGACTGTTTTTACCCTGCCCGGTGCGGACGGCGCAGTGGTTGGATGGAACGGCCACATAGTAGAGGGACTCACAGAGAGGGGCAAGCAGCTGGAGGGCTCCGGCGTATAGGCGTTGCACGGCGCGAATCTGGTCCGTGAGGGAGAGGTCGTTGGTCTGGGCCTGGCTGGCGACATTCCAGAAGCCCTCAGTCGAGTCTCCTACGTCGGCGAGGATGATCCGCTTGTAGGGGCCACGGAAGCGAATGTCGTCCGCGATGTCCTTGAGGGCGCGGCGGACGAGGCGAACCGTGTCCTCGGTTCCACCGCCTGACTGTCGCTTGCCAATCTGAAAGTCGGCGAGGCATACGACCTTGGTGGAGTTGTCGGCGATCTTGGTGGGCTTGGTGAGGAGGGGCTCCTGGAATACTGGCTCCAGGTCGCTATAGGAGAGGCGCTTAGCCTCCGCCATCTCGACCGCACCCGGACGCCAGGTGATCTTCTCGTAGGAGCCATCGGGGAGGCGGATCGTCTTCCCGCGCTGCGTGATGGCCTCTACTGGGACGTCATTGAAGAATGCGTCGTGCCCCATGTCTGGGGCTCCGCGGCGCTTGAGCTTGGCGCGGTGGCGGCGCACGGACGACTCTGATGTGTTGAATCGTGCGGCGAGCTCTACGTTGCTGGCGCGCTGGTCCTCGGGGAGGAGGTCGTTCTCGATGATGGCTTCATCAAGGGGGGTCATTGGTGCCTTGTCTTTCTGTCCAGAGTGTGGCAACGGCCCAGGGGAGACATCTTGGTCAATCCCCTGGGCCGTTCACCTATCCCACATCCAGCGGAGTCACTCACCGGAGTGGTTGTAGTCTAGCGCGCCGACGAGCGCCTTGCAAGCGCTGACGGAGACGTATGCGGTTCTGTAGCCTTGCTTGCGCCATCGTCGCGCGAGGTAGCGTGCGATAGGCTTCCATGTGCACCGCGCATCGATGTAGAGCCACGTCTTGGTCACTTCTCCCCCTTGTGCTGCGAGCATAGGCAGTGCCCGTCGCTGGTGAGTTCAAAGTCCCAGCCATAGGAGAGGAGGGTGTCGACCAGTTCCCTCTGATTGTCCTCGTATGCACTGCCTGGCTCGATAGTGATTGACGCGCGTTTACCGCATCGGTCACACTTCACTGTTGCCTGCCTAGTGTACGTTAAAAGATCGTAGGCTTGGTAGATAGTTGTCATTTGTGCCTCCTGCACGCCCCGCAGATGGCCGTCTCTGTTCCGACCTTCCAGCCGAGGGTACGGGCCGTGGTTTTGACGGCGGACTCGACGGCCACCCATGGCTTGCTGCGCTGGTGCGCCTGCTCGATTCTGGAAATGTGGCACTGGCTGCATTCCATGCGGGCTAGCCACTGCATTCCGCGAAGCGTAATGTTCACCATGTAGACACACCTCCGAGCTGCGAATAGGTGGCAGGGTCAATGATGTGCTCTGACATAAGGTGCCCCAAGGTGGGAATATCTCGGAGAACCACCTTAAGTTCCTCTGCGTTCATCGATTTCACCCACAGCTCTAGCCCGCCCAAGACGCGATCGAACCGATCGGGGAACTCATTAGGGAGTATCTCGGCGTACTGTACATCATCAATGATTACTTGCAGGAGCATGCCGCTGTCGCTCAGTTCTAGCCGCCAGCGTCCGAGGGTGTCGCCTCGCCGGGAGATGGCGGCCAAGCACACCTTATTGGCGGACGTGCTGGAGTCGATGAGGCATGCTGGCCTATGGGCGGTAACTGCCTTGTTGATAGCGTCCAGCTGTGCGACGGTCAGTTTGGGAGTGTTCTCAGTATCCATGATTGTGCTCTTTCTGTGTTGATGTGGTTGATGGCCCATTGCTCGTAGTGTTCGGCGTCTGGGCCGCCGTAGGTTGGATGTGTTGCGGCTTCTACCTCGTCGAGGATGAGCCAGCAGTCTGGGCAGTACCGGAGGGACCAGTGGTAGGTTCCGTCCTTCCAGGTGTCCCTCCGGTACATGAGCCCTTGCCTGATTGGGGTGAAGCAGGCGTCGCAGATGACCTGCCCCCTGGAGCGGGGGTGTGTCGTCTTGCGAGTTAGTGTCGCTGTCGCCAAAAATCAACACCCGTTGAGGCACCGAAGAATGCTGCCGACACGAGAAGCATGAGTGCCACAACCTTAAACGGACATGGCGCAAAGTAGATGGCGCCCCCTAGAACAATGACGCCGAAGCTAGCGGCCGCAACCCAGAAGGCAATCCATGCGATCGCGTAAAGGATGCCTGAAAGTTTAAACAAGTTCACCGGGACCCCTAGCGGCTCAAGTAATATCCTGCCGCAGTGCGCAATGCGCCATAAATGGCGACGAGCGCACATACCACCTTGGCGGGCCACCACGGCAAGAAGATTATTCCGGCAATGAGTGCAATAGCTGAGCCAACATATACGGCAAGCACTGCAATGCCGTTCGGGATGATGGCCTTCTCGTAGTCAGTCATGATGTGATTTCCGTTCCTCAGAATGGGGCGCCAGCACTGGCCCAGGGGTCGCCAGCCTGCCCGCCCTGGTGGGCGTTGAATGATGTCTGCTTGCTGTTGCGGCGGGGGATGACGCCACGGAAGCGGGGGTGCCGCACCTCGAGGCTGGTCTTGCGGGTGCCGTCCTGGCCCTCCCATCCGCGCTGCACGAGGATGCCGGTCACGGTGACCTTGTCGCCCTTCTTCAGGGTGTCGGCAAGGTGGGCGTACTGCTCACCCCAGAAGGAGGCGGTCACCCAAAGCGGGTCGCCGACATCCTCCCACTGGCCCTGCTGGTTCTTCTTGCTGGGGGTGGCTGCGATGCGTAGCTCGGTGATCTGCTCGCCGGACTGGAGGAACTTGACCTCAGGGTCGGAGCCGAGGTTGCCTTCGACGGTGATGTCACATGCCATGTCAGTTGTCCTTTCGGATGGGGGAGAAGAGTTTCTTCATGTCCTCTTCGAGGACGTGGATGGTGGGGTCTCCGAGGAAGCGGAAGGTGGGAACCTTGTGCTTCTGGATATGTCGGTCGCGTGTTCGGCGGGTGATGCCGAGCATGCTGGCCGCCTCGTTCTTGGTGAGGTAACCGGGGATGGTTTTCATTGGTGTCCTTTCAGGAGTCTGGCGAGGTCTCCGAGTGTCGTTGTAGCCCATTGCTGGTCAGGCTTGGCAACCCCGTGCCGTTTGTGGACAATCACACCTATGAGTGCGCCGGCGTTCTCCGCCTCCACCTGGGCTTCTCGGGCCCACTTCGGCAGGTCCATGCGGGCGACATCCTTGCACTCGATGACGACCTTATGGTCACCCATGCGGACATTAGCGATGTCGCCCTTGTCTTTGGCCCCGGCCTTGGGGGCGCGGTCGATCCTGTCATCGTCCAGCTCCTCTGCGAGGTAGTCGGCGACAACTCTCTCAAACCGCGCCCCAGCGGCCTTGGCGCTTCTACGAGTCCTCGCCACGCTCAGGCTCCGTGCGGATAGCGTCATTGTAGGCGTCGGCCCATACTTCGGCCTCCTCGCGCGCCAGGCGCAACTCCAACTCCAGAAGTTCGCACTTTCCGGCTACGTGCACGTAGGCTCCGATAGCGATGAGCGCCACCGCAATGGCGACGGTGAGCAGAATCGTCATGATTCCTCCTTGGGTGTGTAGATGATGGCGTAAGGCCCCCATTTCGGGTCTAGGGTTGGCTTTCTGTCATATGCCCCGCCTACGACCTCCCAGATTCTATCCTTGGTGACCTGCCAGGCATCCCCTTCTGAATCGATGACAACAGTCCCGACCTTAAGTCCTTCGCCGCATGTCCGAATCTTGCGTGGGCGGCTGGCCTCTGCCTCTTCGAGGAGTGCCCAATATCGACCCTCCCACGCATCCTTATCGCCGCACTCGGACTGCAATCGGTTGATTGTGTCTTTCAGGCTAGAAACTTTCTCCTCTAGGAAGAGGATGTGACTAATGAGCGCATACACGCCTTTGATTGCCTGAGGAAAGTAGTCGGCTTCTAGGCATTCCTCTAACTTGGCGGCGATTGCGTGGGAGTCTCTCACTGGACCACTCCTCCATGGTAACGAGAGAGCCAAGCCAAGGCGAGCCCACCTACCTGGATGACCTCCGAGGTGAGGTTGGCGTTGTGGCCCGTGTCCTGCGCGTTGTCGTAGGTGAGGGCGGCGCATACCTCCCCCACCTCCTCCGCCAGGGCGTAGAAGCGCGACTCGTTCGTGTGTCCGTCGGAGTCGAGCGTCATTCCTGGGTGCTTCTTCGCGGCACGCTCATACTCGGCAAGGAATTCCGCCGCAGGATCACTAACGCCGAGGTAGTGCAGCAGGAGTGCCGCATCCTCAACCATGCGTGAGAGCTCGAACTTCAGGTCCTCGTCTAGGAGCTCTCTACCGAGCGGGTAGGAGTCGTCATTAGCGTGATCAATGGCGAGGGAGATGCGCCCCAACTGGCGGTGCCAGCGGCCGGCAGCCTCGAACGGCCCCTGCTCCTCGTCGATGTAGGGTGCGATAAACTTGTGCGCCAATGCATTCATGTTGCTCATTCTGTGTCCTTTCTGGTGTGGTAATTGCACTCTGTTGTCGTGCCGTCGTTAATGAACTTCCATCCACTGCGAATGGCCAGGTATCGTAGGGCTCTAAGATCAGCCAGTTCTCGTTCCAGGTCTTCAGGCCCCGGCCGAAAGCTGATGCTGTTGGTGCATTCTGGATGGTCACAGGTGATGGTTGCATATGTGTATGTCACTTCTTCGACACTAAGCATTCCTTTCCTCCTTCGTCGTCTATCCTGTAGAGGTAACCATCCCAGTATCTGACTGGGATTGTCTCTGGGGTGGCTACGAACTGGGGAACGTTGTATCCGCCCCGCCTGGCTTCCGTCCTGTTCTGCTCGATGTAGCCGTGGCAGCCCCGCACCCCATCCCCGCAGAGGAGGATGAGGTTACTGGGTTTGTTCGTATTAGGGGCCTTGCTGCCCCCCATGCCTCGAGCTCTCCTATGCTGGATGCTCATGGGGCCATTCCCGGCGTGCCTACCGCAGCGGGCACACCGGTACTGGTCCCTCTCGTACACGAGCTCCCTTGTTTCCTGGGAGACCCCCTTTCGGCGGGTCACAGCTCTGCCTCGTTCAGGCGGCGCTCCAACCTGTCGATACGTGCCAGAAGATTCAGGACATCGGCCGCCGCTGGGAATGGGGGCTTGCCTTCGGCTTCATACCTCCCGTTCCGGGCCCAGTTCTCTGCTCGCTCTCGAATCTCTGCCAACCTCAGTTGAGCGTTCCTCTCACGCGGTGTCACTCCTGAGCCTCCTCCATCTCAATTAGGCGGATATCCCCGCTAGCGATCAGGTCCCTGATTGCATCCTCCTGAGGTGCCGAGATGCGCACCGAGATGCGCGGGTCACCCTGAACGACCTCAACGCCGTCGGGAATCTCCCCGGTCTGCTTGATGAACCCATCCAGTGCGTTAGCGGCAACGAACCATGGCGCAGGCACCTTGTGCACGGCGTCAGGCTTGTTCCACTCGAGCCAGGCCACGAGCGCCTTCTCGTCCACCACCTGGTAGCGGGGCTGAGGAGAGCTCACGCTGACCGTACCGACCTGCCTGCCATCGATGGAGGGCTTGGACGTGTCCCCGGGGGCCATGTACTCCTTGAGCTCTTTGAGGGCCTTCTTCTTCTCCTGGGAGGCCACCTTAGTGATGTGTGCCGCGATGGTCGCCCTGCGGAGTGCGTCTTCCTTGCTCATGCCTGTACCTTTCCTGCTCCGTAGTTCTGTACCAACCATGCTCGGAGCATGTCAGGGTTGGCCTTCCCGCCGGCTGCGAAGTACTCCTCACGAACCTTGTTGCCGTCCAGCTGGTGGGTGGCGCAGAATCCGTCGAGGATGGTTCCGCACTGTTCTGCGGCTGTTCTCTTGGGAACCCCCTGTTCTGTTGGGAGGGGGGTGCCCTGCTGGGGTGCCCTGTTCCGTTGGGAACCCCCTATTCCGTTGGGAACCCCCCTCTCGAAGGACTCAATATCGGGGTCGGGATCATCAGTGGGGATGGTGAGCGCCTGCAGCAGGAACGTCCGGTAGGCGACGCTCATTGCCTTAGCGATTGCCTTGTCGCCGAAGTCCATCGCCTCGGCAGCAACCTCCCCGTGAATGCTGTCACCGGCAGGCCCGTAGACCCTGTAGGTGACCTTGACGACCACCTCGGCTGTCTGCTTCCCGTTGGCCGTGGTCCCGTTGCTGCGGTGTACATCAACCTCTTCGGGGAGGATGATCACGCCGTGCTTGCGGAGTGCGGGGCCTACTGCGTTCATTACCGCGTCGATGCCGCGAAAGTTGAATCGCTGCGCCTGATTCTTGCTGTCCTTCCTTACTGCTTGTACGGCTTCCATGACCTTGCTGAGTGCCTGGTGTACTGTGAGCTGTTCTGCCATCTGTCTCCCTTTCTTGGGAACCCCCTATTCCGTTGGGAACCCCCTATTCCGTTGGGAACCCCCTATTCCGTTGGGAACCCCCTATCTAGGAACTACTTGGTCGACGCCACCAGGGAACCAACCGCCATGATCGCGTTCCCCACGGTCGCAACCTCATGCGTGACACCCCCAGCCGTGACCGCAATCCGGCCACCCACAGGGGTGATGATGATGGTCTCCGACTCCGCTGTAGTGATGCTGTACACATCGCCGATGCGACGCACCTTGAGTCGCTGGTCGAATGCTGTGACGCGCCCGCGAACCGAGTCGTGGAAGTTGTGCGCGTTCGCCTCCGCAAGCGCATCTGCGATGACGGCCTCATCGCATTCGACGTACCCCCAGAACCGATCCGCCTGGTCCGGCTTGCGCACCGTCCACCAATCTGGGGTGAGCTCCGCCGCGGTAGCGCCAAGCACCACGGCGTGCCCCATGGGCGTGGGGGCTGCATGCATGCGCGCATGCGGCCACATGCGGTCCAACTGATTTGCTACGTCCGTGACGTCAACGCGAGTACTCATGGGGTGTGTTCCTCCTGGTGTGTGGCGGTGCTTCTAGATGAGCCAGACGGGATTGAATGGCTCGAGCGTGTACAGCCACGCCGATAGGCGCTTGAGTTCTGTGCCGAGTAGGCGAGTATCGCCGTCGTCTAGGTGCCACCATGAGCCATGTTTGACCCACGCCTGATTGAGGTCGTCATATACAGTGGCCCCGTCGACCATGCGGCGCATGTCTGCATGCGTGATGAGGCGATGCTCGAGTGGCGCGTCAGCTGACACGGCGTTCCTCCGCCTTGATGGCCCGCTCGAGGTAGGCGACGGCCTTGCGTAGGTCCTCTACGCGCTTGCTCGAGTCGCCCTTGCGGCCGTACCGGATGAGGTACTTCCCCGCGTTCCAGAGATGCGGGTTATCGGGGAATAAGGCATCCAGTAGGTCCCAGGACTGTAGGTCGGCCGAGCGCGCCGGGGCGCCCAGCCGCATGAGTGCGCCACCTATCCACGTGTAGTGCTCAGGACTATCGGCGGAGCTCACGCTGTCGAGACTATCGACGCGCTTGAAGTACACCATGCCGGAACTAGCTACGGATATGTAGGGCTCCACGTTTGATGGGTAGCCGACCAGGGTCACCGTCACATCACCACCACTAACCTTGCCTGCCTGTACCACAACATTGTCGTCGCCGTCCCACAGTAAGCTCAGAGAGCTGGACTCAAGGGTATGCCAACCTGAGCTTGAGCTCGGCGCAATAAGGTGCGCCCCATCTTCGACGACGATGTTTAGATCACCCTCGTAGCCAGCGGTTGCGTCAATATCGCAAGCGACGATAACGGTATCCGAGAAACTGATGTCGCCCTTGGTGGTGAGGTAATCCCATTCATCCTGTGTGATCACCCTATATGTGGTCATGTCTATTCCTTCCTAGGTTCCGCACGATGCGGGGCACCTATGGGCCACCTAGACCATAATCGGATCACAGCAAACCTCACACATAGAAACGGTGGGGGCGGTCTAGGTGACTCATAGGTGGGCAGACTGTATCGACTACGCGGGGCCACGGCCGTGCGTGCGGTGCCTGCCACCTATGGCGTTTCCTCTATGTAGTTCTCAACCAACGTGCGCAAGCCCTACTTAGCGGCTTCCCGTGTTTCCAGCTGCGCAATCCTCCTAGGCGAGGTGGCCAGCCCACATGATCGTATGGGCTGACCATCCGGCCTAGCGGCGCCGAACGTGCTCCAGCGCTACCGCGAATACGTCAGCAGCGAACCGGACGGCCGTGTCGTCATAACCATGACACGAACCATCGCCGAACACCTGAACGTAGGAGTCGCCTTTCCTGGCTTGCAAGCCAATCTCGCCAACCAAGTTCAGCTGACTCACGTGCCAGCCATTCGCGCCGAGCACGTCAGAGAGTAGAACTAGCGTCCGAGCGCGCGCCCTAGCCTCTCGCAGCATGGCTTCCATCCTGGTGACGCTGGTGGACGAACCTTGAGTCTTGGCCCTGAACTCAACGTTCAGTGAATCCGCCGCCCACGCCGTGGCGGTGACTACGTAGCGGCCTCCCCCGTAACCCGGCGTGGCATCTAAGGTGTACTTCCCTCGCATGATGGCCAGCCGTTTCGGTGGGTCAACCTCCTCCCCCGTGGCCCGTTTGAATGCTTCGGCCATGCGCTCAGACGTAGTGCTCATTTCCTGGCTCCTTCCGTATCGCGATCGTTCAGGCGCTGATGATGTAGGGGGCGGCCGCGTTAACGGTCAGGTCACCGCGCGCCCAGTGCTCCACACCGTCGGCGTCCACGCTGTAGATGTCGACGAACACCATGGGAACACCGGAAACGGACATTTCGGCGGTGACGTAGGCGTGCCGACCACCATCGGCGAAGACGATGATGTACTGGTTAGTGTTCGGCGAAGTGGTCACCTCGAAAAGGACAGATGCCGCGTCTAGCGTGAACTCGAGGTCCTCTACTGCCGACTCTAGCGCGGCAGCTAGGCGATCTTCCGTAACGGCCATGGTGTGACTCCTAAGCGTGTGGGGTGAGTGTCGCGCCCGGCGGGGGAGTCGAACCACCGCTGCGACCATCCGGGCTACCTGAGCGTGTCAGGAGATCGCGTGTAGGACGGCGGCCGCAACGTCACTGTGCGACCAGTGCGTCGTGTCGATCGTGTGCTCAACGTCGATCACGCGGATGGGGACCTCAGGGTTGTAGTCCTCAACCAGGGCCACAGCCTCTGTTTCAGGGGACTCAACCTTGGTGAAGCGGTCGCCCTCGGTGAACAGAACCGACCCATTGAAGAATTCGACGATTTCCTGCCACCCCATAAGCTCGGTGTCACTGGACGCGCACAGCGCCTGCCACGCCTCATTAGGGGCGCCGTATGCCAGCTCGGTGGAACTGAGGACCGCCTCAAGGTCAGACATAACGACGTCCTTAGAGAACAGCGGGTGCCCCATTACGGCGAACCGGCCCGCCTCATTAACCCCCGCCGAAATAGACACGTCAGCACTCCCATAGGAGAGGCGCGTCTCAACCTCACCGGCGAACACGGCGATATTGAAGTCTCCAGTGTAGCCAAGTTCCCATTCCCGGCGGGCGAGCGGGAAGGCCAGGAGTGCGGCGGCCTTGTCGGCGTCACTGGTCATACCGACCAGCTCGGTCCCGTCCAGGATGGTGGCGATGGGCCTATACCCCTCTTCGATGGCCTCGAGGTGAATGTCGCCGACGCTGATGCCCTCGGTGGTCTCACGGTAGTTGACACCCCACTCGGTGAGGTTGGTGGTGACGTTGGAGATGAGGTCGTTGATGCTCATTGCTGTGATCCTTTCTGTTGGGGCTGACCGCCCCGTGCTGATGACCTAACTATACACACGCCGAGACGCCGTGAGTCAATCCGGAATGGCCACCAATTCGCGTGACCTACATCATCGAACACGCGTTCGACCATGCCGGCTCATCACACACCCCCACGCGCGCATACGCGCGCACGTACGCGCACGCTCACGCGACAGGGCGCAGGAGCCAATCTGAGGGCCTTTCGGCACCCCACCCATATGTGGGTACCACCCAGCCCCCAAAAGTGCCCCAAGGGGGCGCACAGGGCCCCAGAGGGGCAGGCAAAGCAAAGCCCCCGGCCCGCCGAAGCAGAACCGGGGGCTACGGGCGACCTATCAGGCAGCCCTGCAAGCAGCTGCAGCGCGCGCAATCACGCCCGCGTGCCGCTCCTCCGCATAGGGCGCCAGCCGCTCCCACACGTCAACGCCTTGCGCCGTCGCGTATCGGGTGAATGCCGCATCGCTGAGCCACTGGGCGGCAATGAGGGCCTCGCCGTAGTAGGTGGCCTCACCGGAGCGGAGTGCGTCGTAGCCGGTCATTTCGATTCCTTTCGTTGGGCGGGCCGCTGATTGCCCGCGCGGTGAGATGACCATATAGGGCGCCGTTTTCCCGCGAAATCAAGCCAATCCCGCGCGTCAAGCAAGGTTTCCATAGGCAGTTTTCAGGGACTGAAACCTAATCGTTCGAACGGCCTTCGAACACAACCTGAACGCCAGTTGTGCGCAAACCAAGCACCCCCTGTGACAGACGTAGGACTAAGGTCCCACGAACACCGTTCGATCGCGTGGCCTGCAGCACGCGCGCGCGACGGCGGCCACAGTGCGATAAGTCAATATCCCGCCGCCCACCAAGCACACGAAAGGGCTGCCTATCGCCGCAGTCAACCAACCACCGAGACGATTGGTCGAACATGCGTACGATAGGCAGGCCCAATCACTCACCTTGAGCCAAGGCGACTCAAGCGACGCTCAGTCGCACGACGCTCAACCCACACCGCCACAGCAAGCCCCAACAGGACCAGCGCGCCAAACACCGCCACAACCTCAACGTCATAGTTGCCTTTGGCGCCAGAATCCACAGGACCCACAACCCTGTCCCGACTGGGAGAGGAAGGCTTATCCACAACGCTACTCACAGCCGCGCTCGGCGTAGCCGAGTGCACAACTCCCGTAGAACTAGGTCGCGCTCCGCCCCATCCGGCGTCGTCTTTGTGGTCTCGAGTGTCTGGCTTGTGTGCCTGGCACGAGTCAGAGAGAGCTTGCGCGACAGCGGGGCCGGGCACGTACTGGTTGCCCTGGTCGGTGATGATGGTTTGCGTACATGCCGACTGGTCCACTACGAGCGTGTACCCCTGCCGGACACAGGTCTCCTGACCGTGCACGTCAACGCACGCGGGCAGGCCGGGAGTGGTGACAGGGGCGGTGCGACCGGTCCACACCCAACCCGGGTACGCGCGCGCCTCGGGAGGCCCCGCAGGCGTGGGCGCCACGGTAGCGTCGTCGGAGTTTTCCTTCGTCTTGGCCCTCTTGCTTTTCTTCGCAGGGGTAGCGGTGGCGGTGCCGTCCGCCTTCCTCAGGTAGGAGACGCTGCCGTCCTCCTCGACCATGAATGAGTCGCCCTCGCCGTTACCGTGGGCGCTGGCATCCCACAGGCACGGCCCATACTCCTGCCCCTCATCCTCACAGGCAGGGGTCTCTGACACATCAACGGGGGCCCCCGTGCTGGCGAGCACCCACCCACCGGTGGGGGTGTTCTCGCTGGCGTGGGCGGGCACCCACCCCATGAGGGCCAGCACCCCACACACCAGGGCCAGTGCCATGCGCCGCATCGTCTTGCTCATCGTCGTGATCCTTTCGTTCACCCCGTCGCTGGGGCTGTGTTGCTGATGGCCGTAACTGTACGCCACACACACGAGCTCACGTCAACCCAAGACACACAACACAGCACGTGACCTACATCATCGAACACACGTACGCACGCAACCACCAACACACACGCGCGCACACAACTAACACACCAACACACAAGCACACAAACACAGCCAGCGAGAACAAACACCAACACACCTGACCAGCACAAACACCAAAAATCACGACGACGAAATAACCAGCGACCAAAAAACAAACCACAGCAACCCCAGGGAATATCCCCCCGCCCCACCTCAACCGACCGCTACGCGTCTTAGGCGCTCGGATTGCGTGCAGGTTTGGGAAGTGAGACTGGCCCCCGAAAACCTGTCTGTGTGGCTCTCAGGGGTCGTCCTGCGGGTGTGGTGCTTACGTGATCGCTCGCCAGTCCATGTCGAGGATTCGTTGCCTGTTGAGGATACCCCGCGTTCGGGTGATGATGTCTGCAAAGTCTGTTGTGCTGTAGGAGTCTTGCACTATTACGTGCTTCGGCCCCCAGGCCATTAGGGTGCAGCCGTGGCGTTCGCGTCGGATGATGAGGGTGGTTTGGTGTCGCCTGATGGTGAGTGATCGGTAGATGCCTCCGGTTTTGCCTGGGATTGGGAGCCGACCGTAGTTGAGTGTGGTGTTGATGAGATGGTAGGCGGCTTGTGGGTGGATGTGCATGTAGTGGGAGATGGGGCGAGCGTAGATGGCTTTGAGGAGGTAGGTCAGCATGTCCTCTCCTGCGCCCAGGCGATGGTGTCGCGTTTGCTGACTCGGAAGGTGGGTGCTACGTCGTAGCGGTTCCAGTAGATGTGTCCGCGTCGCGCTGCGTCGTGGATTCGCTTATAGTCGATGCCGGCGATGGCTTCGGCTTGGCGGAGGGTGATCATGTCTGGGTGGTGCATGTAGACAGGCTCGCTGGCCATGGTGTATCCTTTCTGTGCAAGAACAAATTAGCTTCGTTCCTGTTCTTGTTTCTTCTGTGGGGGCGCCGAGTGTGGAAAGCTTGGCGCCCCCGTTTTGTTGGTGGCTTACTGCGGCCAGGTTCGTTCGATGAATGTTTTGTCGAGTATGAACTGGTTGGTGTGGGTTTCTCGGTCGCACGTTTCGCATCGGACGATGATGTCTGGCGGTCCGGCGAATCGCATTGTGCGGCCGTCTATGGTGCGCTCGTGTTCGTACTGGGAGAAGGTTACGCATGGTTTGAGTTCATGGTCGCCGCATCAGATTGGCTGGGCGTCGCATGCGATGCGCATGGCTGGTTCCTTTCGGCTGTGCTGATGGTTGGAGTGTAGACAGGGTGGGACAGGCGTG